TTACCATCTTGGTCCAGCATTATTGTTTGGCTTACTATTCCTTAGTTTCATTGATTTTCCAACATTTCTTGTTGCTAACATCATTGTTGATACAGAACCATTTCTAGTTCTAACATTAAACCTGAATTATCCCCTTCATGGATTCTTTCATTCTTTCTAGTTTTGAAAGATATGGTCCATTGGCAAATGATACTACTGCACGCTTTCCCATGTTTCAACCGCTAAAGATTTAGTGAGCCTATTATATTCGTGTAATATCGCTTCTGTTTTTGCCTGACTTTTACATTTTGGCAATACCTGACTTATAAATCCAGTATCTTCATCTACGTTGGTGTCAGGAAATTTAGCATCTAAAAGTAATTCCCTTTTCCATGCGCAAACATGATAAGGCCTGCGGTGAACGATGCCAGGCATTACCTGTTCATCTTCAAAAAAATCTAAATTCATCTGAACTAAACACCAAAAGGAATCAAACCTTGAAATGCTGTTAAAAACTAACACATCAGCATCTGACATAGCAAGCCGTAAAATAGTTTCCACGTAATCGGGAGCGATCCAGTCATCATCATCAAGCCAACAAACATAATTTCCTAAAGACCAATTTAATCCAGCTTGCCTTTTTGATCCTATTGATGCTCCTCCGTCAATAAACTTTTTTGTATTTACTTCCCGAATTTCAACCATACCTAAGTCAGGATGTACTTTTTTACAAAAATCAATTTGCCTTTTAACTTCTGTTTTTAGTTTTATAAACTCATTTTTTCTTTCAGGAACTGTAATCATTACAATGGATAAAATCATCTTGCGTAGATCAGGTTTTCAGGGCTTGTATAAATTATGTTAAACCCTATCATTAACTTATCAAATTCAGCTTTTACTTCTGGCTTACTATTCCACTCCAAACAAACTAATGACGTTGTTCTAAGGTCCATTTGTTTTAAAAGTTCTATCTCCATCCCTTCAATATCCATAGATATAAAATCAAACTCTTTAACGGATAGCCTATTTAGAAATGTCTTCCACCTAAAACACTTCACCTCTATCTCTGTAAAATGTTCTTTTTTCCATCGGTTACGCTCCTCAAATACCATAGTAGAAACTAGGCCATGATCACCGTTACCAAGATGAGAACCTGAATCAAAAAACTTTACGTTACCGTTTGTAGTACCTAAAGCGAAGTTATAGTTTTTTACATTTTTAAAATGCTTTGTGTTTTCTATAAGCATCTTAAATGCAGTTGGTGAAGGCTCAACGTTTACACCAGTCCATCCTAATTCTGCTAATTTTCTAACATTGGATAGTGTAATACCATCGTTTTCACCTATTGAAATATAGCTACCTACTTTGCCACCAAAATATTTTAAGATTATTTCCTCTTCTGCGTTTTGTGAATACATAATTATTTTTTAAAGTAAACGGGATTATCAAACTTAAAAACTTCTTGCGGTAACTTGCCTTTAAAATAGTCATGAACCGCCTCACGGCATCCTTTCAGATTCCAATCGTCAATTATAAGATATCCGCCTTTTGAAAGCAATGGGTAAAGATGGATCAAAGGTATCATAGTGGAGTCATAAAGATCACCATCTAACCTCAATACTGAAATCTTTGATGTTGCAGTTTGTTTTGGTATAGTATTTTCAAACCAACCTTCGACAAATTCATAGTCTTGTATTTTCCATTGCCTCATATTTAAGTGAGTATCTTCCAGCTTATGAACTGTGATACCAGATGAACTTAAGCCTTTGTTATTAGTTTTTAATCCTATACCAGGCTGTTGATCATCCTTTTCACCTGCCCAGGGGATGCCTTCAAAAGAATCAAATCCTACCCCATGACGGCCCGCGTAGCACATCGCTGCAAAGTTATTTCCGCAGGCTACGCCACACTCAACCACATCGCCATGAATGCCTCTATCTATCGCATCCTTAGCAAATATGAATGAGTATTCTATAGTTTGCCACGATGAATAATTAGGTTCTATTTTTAAAGATATATTACGGTTACTTATTGGATACATATTTATAATGATATAGTTGTTTGTTAATGTGAACCTCTGATTTCAGTAACCCTCTGTCGTGAATCTCCTTTGCCCATCTATAGTCTTCACCTTGCCACACATCAGGAAATTTAACGCTTTCTATTTTGCTTTTCTTCATGGCAACCAAGTGATTTGGAAATCTAAAATAGTGAACTACACCATTGACATTTCTTGCCTCATATTTTTCGCCTAGCTTGATAGTCCAGTTTACGTGATTCCTTCCGTTTTCGGTCATCCATCCTTGAAAGGTAATTACATCAGGATCACTTTTTGCAGCCTCTAAAACTTCACTCACATAATCAGGACTTATCCAGTCATCGCAGTCGATAGAGCAAACATACTTTCCTGATGCGTTAGCATACATGGCGTTTCTTTTCGTTCCTGTAGGCGTTCTCCGGTCCCGAGTATCTTGAACTATCTCAACCTCGTTCGTTAGCTGTGGACCAAGTATCGATATAAGGTTTTTAAAATGCTCCTGACTTTTAGGTTCAGGAAGTGAAGGAATACAAATTGATAGTATCATATTGGAAATCCTTGCCCTCTGCGGTTTTTAAATGTTGCCTGTCCTGAATCCCAATTTAATGCAGACCTTTTATAGGTTTCATCATTAGCCGCTTTGCCATTGGCCGGATGGATGTGTGGAAATTTCAAATGTTCTGCCATCTTCAAAGCCCCTAATTTTCTAACCGTCCAAAAAAGATCCTCATCACAAAACATAGATTTATAATCTGGATGCCAAAAATAGCCCAGCCGGTCATATAGTTTACGATTCATAATAGGAATAGTCAAGACTGCAACTTCAAACTTTTGCAGGCAGTCATCAACTTTTAAAAGCATTGGCCGCTCTTCAAATTCTTTCTTCACAAGCATAGCCCAATTATCAGGGCACTCGAAATCATCGGAAAGATAAATAAGTATGTCACCTTTGGCCATCTTAGCGGCATGGTTGGTGGCCTCTACTACTGAGTTGTTGTCATTAACAATGAGATGCTGCCAGGTCAGTTGACTATACTCATTTTTAAAAGTATCATTTGCATCTATTGAAATGATATGTTCAACATTGGCACCTGCGCTGTCGATCCATTTTTTTGCTGTTGCAAATGCTTTTTGTGGTCTTCCTCTGGATGGATGAATAAGTGAGATCATTGATAAACGATTTTAAGGTTTTTATTCTGAATCCAAAGACTAAAACACCGCTCCAAAATGAATGGGTGCATAGGGAAATAGTCAATGTGTAAGTATTTTTTAATGTTGGTAAAATCTACTGGCTTATTTAAGATTGTAGTTGTATATCCAGAGTTTTTATAACATAATTCTTTCACTTGTGAGTCATATTCCATCAAATACATGGCAGGAATCAAAAATTCTTTCACATATTCCTGATAAACATCAGCTCTAGCGCAAAAAGCATTTTGATAAATAGGGTAATTTACTTTTTTAGGCATCTGAACGCCTAAATCTGACCAAATGCGTGTTAATATGTCTACGGCTCCATTGTGCCACCCCTCCAATGATCCTAACATATCATGTGATGGGCTGTTTTTTGTAAAAGACATGACATCAAAGTCGCTTTGCAGTATTTCTTCCGTCAACTCAACTCGTGGAGGTATGCGCTTGCTCATCTTTTCCTTTAAAACCCATGAACAAACGGCTATTTTAGCAGCTTGTGATCTCATGACCAAATTAGCAATAATTGAATTTTCAAAAAATGGAGTCAGGGTTTCATTAAAGTAGGGAATAGCAAAATCAAAGATCATATCCCTTTGCTGTTCCTTATAAAATATCTGATGGAAGTCTATTTTTTCAACCATATTTTAACGGTATGAAAGCACTTAGAGCATTTGACGCTGACCTGATAATCACCGGTAAGTGACTTGTATAATTCAAAGGCAGCTATCCAATTGGTATTATCCTTGTCAAATCGCTCCAATTCGCCATTTACTAACATAGTGTCGCGGAGTTCTTGCCTTGTCATGAATGTAAATTTAAAAAGATATTTTTAAATTTAAAATAGTTCAATAAAAAAAGGGGAGCCGTTTAAAGCTTCCCCTCTTTTTAAACAATTAAACTAAACCTAAGCTTCCATTGCTATCAAATATGCCAGTGTAGTATTCACATCGGTTCTCAATAGACGCTTATAGATGCTTTGCTCATTGCCTGTTAAAGTCAATGTGGTAGCACTTGAATCGCCAGCTTTCTGACCAGATATAATTACGCTTTCAGTAGCTGTTAAACCGTTGGCGGCTCCGAAGATTAAGAACTCATTGTTGTTGCTCTGTATGATAGCCCCAACTTCTGAAGTACATAGATCCTCTAAAACTGCATCCGTAGTAGGAGTTGTGTTGACTACTTTAATAGTCACTTTATGCTCCCATTGAACATTTCCTTCATCACTTCTTTTTTCAGTTACCTCAAAAGAGTGTGCGAATTTTGCTCCCTCTATCTTATAAAGAGAGCGATAAGTAGTAAGTGGGATGTTGGTTACATATCCATCCGCAAGGGCAGATATGGGAGTTGAAAGGTCGGTCATGTTAAACAACCAGATTCTTTTATTTACTCCACCTACCCTTCGCAGGGCATCGCACGTAATACTTATACTGCTAGATATTGAACAAGCCATATCTTAGTCTGCAAACGCAATAAGGTCGCAATTGATAAACTGAACTCCAAGTCTGAAATCAGCCTGCATATACTGAGTTCTTAACCTCTGATCGTAATAGACATCCAACTTATTCAAGTCGGCAGCTGATTCAGTTCCAAGTACCAGGTTAGAGAACTTGCTAGACGCTTTAGGCATATAGATGATAAAGTGACGCAAGTTGTTATACCACGGGTTAGTAGAATCTTCAAGTAATGAATCAAAATAAGGAACAGGAATAACCTCAACACCTCTGTAGTACATCTTAACTATACCATCGGTTAACACTCTAAATTGAGTTTCAGAACCGGTAGTGTTGGACTCATAAGAAGCTAACAGGTTTTCGTAAACAGATTGAGTAACAAGATATTGCTTTTGATTATTTTCAATAGCCTTAAGCCTGTTGTTGGCTCCGGTAGTTACTGCTTTAAAAGAATCTAATGCCTGACCAGTAGTTAATACTGAGTTGAATTGATTAGGCAATGAGTTACTTGTACGCTTAACGCAATAAGAAGAGAAGGCATCATACATTTTTACAAAAAGCCCTTCCATTCCGTTACCCCTCCAAAAGTTACCTACTGCTGCGGTATCATTGGCGAAGAAAGATAAAGCAAATATGTCGCGTCTTGCGGCATCCAAAGTAGCATCAACAAGGAATTTTTGAAGTTTTGCTCCAAGCTGATAGCCATCATTGCCATCACCTACCCATGAAGGATCATTTGACAATTGGTTTGCTACTGCGGTCCAGTCATCTTTACACCACTCGCGATAAATACCTAGTTTTGATACCGTG